GTATGTTAGCTTGAGACTGTGCTTGGATATTTTGTTGTTGGATTTTTTGATCTTTAGCAAGCTTTTTTTCTCTTCTAATTTTTAATAATTGATTAGCTAACTTTATATTTTTTATTTCTCTAATATCAATAGCATCAGCAAGCTCTATTATTTGTTGTTGCAAAGCCATTTGTATATTATTTTCAAGCATAGCTTTTTCCTCTTCGTCTGGCTGTAATTCTATAAATATACCAAAATCATACAAATGTAAATTAGACATTTCTTCAAGTGTAGCAACGTTATGAGCTCCTATTTGCTGTATAAAAGCATCTTTTGTTGGTGAGTATTCTATAATATCAGATATTCTAAGTGACAAACACTGTGCAACTTCTGATGTTAAAAACAAACCAGCTTGTAATATGTGTCTTGTTGCCGTATTAGAATTAGCGGCTGCAAGTTTTTGCACACCTACTAAGGCATACTTGTCAGGTGTACTACCATCTCTTGATTCATTAAGTCCAGTAGTATCTCTTATCATTTGTAGATAATAGTTGTATGTACCAATTAAACTTTGCATTTTCTGCCCACCAGAACCTGATTGTATTTCTTGTATTGGTACTTTACCAGGATTCATATCACCTTCACTTGTAAACGATCTACCAATTACCGAACCTGTTTGGAAGAACATGTTTAAAGCTTCTTGTGGATTATAGTTTGTACCATTACCTAAATCTATTTCAGCTAAACCGTCTGCGTCTAAATAAACACCATCCGGTACCATACGTGACAATACTTGTTGTAGCTTTAGATGTGTAAGTTGTATCATATCAGCAAAACCAGTGATACGACTAACTAAGCTTTCTATTCTACCTTTGTATAATCTAGGAGCTACAATAGAATAATTCATTTTAACTTTAGTAAAATCACTTTTTGGCCTCACCATGTTTTTAGCCATTTCCCATTTAAGTAATTTTTTAGTACCTAATACTAAAGCGCCATCATACAAGCACTCTATTGACCTTTGTAGTTTGCCAAAGTTTTCCGCGTCTTCAGGTGGGTTAAAGCTGTCATCTTTTTCTATAACTTTTTCAGCACCACTACCAGTTTCTTTTACTTTATAAACCTCGTTCATATAAGTTTTATAATTAAAATATAAAACTTGAATTTTGTTATTATCTTCTTCTTTTGAATTATAACTAGTATTGTTGTTTGATCGAGTATACGTTTTATTTTTTTGAATTTCTTCTAAATCTTCTTGTGTTAAGTGTGGAAATTGTTTAGCAAGCTCGTTTACAGGTACGTTTTTTACTTCGCCAATATAATAAATATCATCAAAATAAGGTGATTCAGTGTAAGAGTAGACTAAATCAGCTGGATCTACATAATCAATTACAACACCTTCAGATGTATTAAAACTAGTTTTTACAGCACCTATACCTAAAACAGTTAAATCGTAGTAATATTGTTTTTTAATTAATTCGTAATTATTACCTTTCATTAAAGTATTAAGAGCTTGTTCTTCAGCAATTTCTACAGCTTGTTTATAGTCTAATTGCATGTGCAAATTAAGCTCTTCTTTAGTATCAGGTAGTTTTTCTTTATCGTTATTATAAGCTGATATACCTAGCATTTGCTCTGCAGCATCACTATAATCCCTACTGTTCATGTCTATAAGTATAGACTCCATATATTCTGTTCTTTTACTAACACCAAAAGGATCTTGAGAGTATGCTTTTATATCATACATTCTTTCTGCAATACCATTTACAACTATATCAACAAACTTAGGTATAATAGGTACTGGTTTCCAGTCTAAATTAAGATAAGACAAATCACCATTTATGGATAATTCATCTTTATATTTTTGTATTGATTGCTCACCTCTAGCGTACAATCTTAGTTTATGAAAATTATCTTGAGTTGCTCTATACCTACTAACTCCTCTATCAGGATGTAACCACTCGGTTTCAATAGCTTTGGCTACTTTTAAACCGTACTCATAGCTCATTTTTTCCAAATCACTTACAACTTGGCTAGGAAAATAACTTTTTATAACAGACTCTGCCATATTTATTTTTTAATTAATTTAGATGTACTGCCTTTGTTTGTGTACTTAGCAATACTTAAGTTTAGTTTAGGTTTTTGTATCGGTGCGTTTGGCCTGTATAAATGCCTGTTGTTTGCCATTATAGCTAATCCAGAACTTATAGAAGCATCATGCTTTGTTCTTTTATTTATATCAAATTTAGCCCAATCATTTAGTAATTCATTGAAGTAACAATTACCAAAAGTACCATCTTGCATCATACCTACGTGGCTTTGAATATACATTTCAATAGCTGCGGCATGGGCTTGTTTTATATCTTCACTTGAATTAGGTATGCCACCTATTTCTTTTTCTGCTACAGATAATTTGTTCCATATTTTGTCAGGTCTATTCATACTAAAACCCCTGTAACCACGTCTTCGTAAATAATACAATAGACGAGGTTTATTGTTCTCTGCAAGTATAGGCATTCCGTAAAATACTAATGCCATTAAAACGTCTTCAAAAAATATCTCTGCTGTTTGTGGTCTAGCTAAATACTCTAAGAAAAAAGTGTTGGCCGGTGCGTCTTCCATGCTAAATCTAGTTAGTCCATGTAGCGCTCCTTTAGATCCTTGACCATCAACAGTACCACTAATATCGTAACTGTCACAGCCAAACGCACCGATGTGCTCGTTGCCTGGATGTCGTATTCCATTTTTTATTATTACTTTATTTTGTATATTTGTTGGTGGTACCCAGCTTACTTTAAATCTACCTTTTGGATCTGGGTAAAATATTACTTTAGAATCTTTTACGCCATTAACCCATTGAAAATTACCTTTAGTAATACCTAATGTTCTAGACATTTCTTCGTTGTAGTCTATTTGTTCGTATAATTTAACTAAGTTAAATATACTATTTTTAGTTTCATCTCTAAACGCGTGTTCAGTAGTTCTTGGAAACTGTCTGTAAAATTCGTTTAATGCATCTTGATCGCTTTTTAAACCGTCAGCTTCATTTTGCCAACTGTCTACAACTCCAATATCTATTAATTCCCCATGTGGATCGAAGACTTCATGATCCGGAGTATTGAAGACTGGGCTTCCGTGCTCATCAATAAATCCTTCGTAGTTCCACTCCATTGGGATAAAAAGAGAATATAGCCCAGACGCTGTCTGTCCATTTCTGTTTCGCTTAGTAACGTCTGATGCATTATATAATTTTTTAAAGTTTTCTCCACCTTTGTCTAATGAATTTGAAGTTGAGCCCATCATACATTTACCTATGATCCTACTACCTAATCGTAAGCATGTTTTTGTAACTCGCCAGTTGTTTAATATATTATCAGGTCTTTCCCACTTACCACTTTCATCGTGTACTAATAGTTTTAACTTTTCACCGTCATAGCTATTGTCACCTGTGTTTTTCCAGTCTATAGTTGTGTCTAGTCCTTCTAAATCTTCTAGTTTTTCGTTTGTTGTAATTTTCTTTCTAGTAAACTTAGAAGCTGGAACTCTATATGCAAGCTCGGATTTTGGCCTATCCATACCGTCTTGAATAGGACTAAAAAAGAAAGGATAATTAATCGATATAGGTACAACTTTGTCAGTAAACATTTTCTTAGCATCAGCTCCTGTTTTAGATAATATACCAAACCTTGCATCACTTGATATTGTAGCTTGGTTAACTGTTTCAGCTGATGACATAAAAGAAAAACCAGATCGTCTGTTTTTAAGGTAACACATACCATAACATCTTTTATCTGCCTTGCATGCTTCCCAGAATATATAGAATATTCTATTGGCTTCTCTAAAGTCTGGTGCACCCACATCAATTTTACTCCATTGTAAGTACATGTAATGTGTGCCTGTTATGTACGTTGCTTTACCGTTATTGTCAAACCAAAAACCTTGATCTCTACGTTTAAACTCTTCATCTATGTAATCAAACCAATCAGCTTTTTTTTCTTCAGCGTATGCTCTCCAGTCAAATATGTTTTTAAGCCTACTTAATTCTTTTGGATATTCAAACTGTTTCCACTTTTTTTCTTTGTTGCTATACACACTACGCTCTTTCGGCAGTGCTATCTGAAAGTTTTGTATTTCGTATATCTCACCTATTTCACCAGTCTTAGATATAACTACAAGGTCGTGTTCTTTGTTGTAACCATACTTCCACTTCTTACCTTTGTTAAGCCTGTTTATGGTAGTTTTTTTTATAGGTTCTACTATTTGTAGTAAATTTTGCTCGTACATTATTTTGATCTACCTTCTGCAAAACCTTTAAATACTTTAACCTCGGTTTTAGTTTCTTTACCTTCAAGTATGTTTTCTTCCTCTTGTATTCTATTTAGTATTTCAAACGCATCAAATATAGCTAGTTTCTTTGTTGCTGCAGCATTTTTTAATCTGTCAGCTGATATATCATCGTCAGAGTCTACAATAGCTTCTTTAGCAACTTTAATCAGTTCTTCAACTGCTTTATGTCCAGCTTGGATTATATTCTTCTTCGTCTCCTTGATATTCATATTTGATTGTAATAAAATTTGATAATACTCTATATAGTTTTTGACCGTCAATAATAAACTCATACTCTGAGCTTGGCCTAAAACCTATTAAATCGCCTTTGTTAACTGTACCGTCAGTATGTTTTACAATACCAACTAAAGGCTTTTCTTTATCTACATTTAAATTATCTGTAGATTTTACTGGTGCTACAAAACAATATCCTTTTTGCGCTTGCCATTCAGTACCTTTGTATAAGAATATTTGATCTGGTTGTACTATATACGTATCATCATTAATATAACTCCTACTATTTTTTTCTATACCGTACTGATTGTGCCATCTTCTAAACACATTATGATGTACTATAACTTTATCATTAATTTTTATATCTGTATTACCAACTGTAGGTATTGCTTTTACTATAGCTTCTCTACTAACATATTGATGGTTGTACATTTCTGTATTAACTATAAGCTCTTTACCGTCTATATTTTTTGTATTGTTGTATCTTGATTTTACTGGCGTTACAACAAAGTTGTAAACTGACTTCATTAATACTGTAAGTTATACTCTACAGATACAGCCATATTTTTGTTAAAGTCTTTCCAAGGTAAAACATCTTTACCTTTTCTAATATACACACTGTATTTATTTTCTTCTTCTAAAATATCACATATAGTATGACCACCATACACTTCTTGCCCAACGGCATAGTGCATGGCGTCATTCTTATAGTCTTTTCCTATACTAATTTTTCTTATCAACTTCGACATCTTCAGGGTACGCAATAGTACCATCTGTAATGTTAATATCTACTTTACCGTATGTGTCTTCAAATGTTTTTTGCATTGTTTGCATTTGAGTTTGTAAACCAGTTACTTGGTGTAACAAACCGTGCTTTCTACTTTCTAAGCTACCAATTTCCATTTGAGTTCTATTTAAAGTGTTAACAAGGTTTTGTAAACCTTCTAACTCTTCTGTTGTAATATTTTGTGGTTTTAAGTCCACGACTTTTTCTTTTGCCATTTTATTTAATTTAAGTTAATTTATAATCCGTGAATTGATTGTAAGTAACTGTTCACGTCAGTTATTTCTTGTAATGTTAATGCTCTATCCCAAAATGCTAGCTCTAATATTTTACCATCAAAAAATTGTGCTTCATCTCCTCTTGTGCCTAACACATTAATATCAAAACCAAAAGGATTTTCTCCAGCAGCTTCATTTGCTGATGTATCTGTGTCTGGCGTAAGTGTTGCACCATTTTTCATAATTGTAAATTTATTAGTAGCACCAGCGCTTCTGTTTATTAATACAAGCATTTTACCAGTATTAAAAGCTCCTGCAATATCAAAATTAGTTGTTGTTGTAGTACTAACATTTGTTTTAATTCTAAATCTATTAAGGTCAACAACTTGAATTTGGTCGTCAGCGTCTTTTGATAATATAGTATTGTTACTAACGCTTTCTTGGTCCATAACTATAGCTATACAAAAACCTTGATTTTCAGCTATTGTTATTGTACTTGCTAAATCATAATGAGTACTATTACCTTCTTCAAAATCTAAACCACCACCAGACACTGCAGCTTGATTGCCTTCAGTACTTTGCGCCGCATGATTATCATTACCAGATGAATCTTTCCATTGAGCAGCTGTTACGTCAGTATCATTTTTAAGCCATAGTTGTAAGCCAGCGGCAGTACCACTTGTAGCTTGTTGTAAATCTGTACTTACCCCTTCGAATGGAAAAGTACTTGATATTCCTAATCCTAGCATTAGTCTCCTATATAAGCAACTATACTTCCAGAATCTACATCTATTTCAGACCAACGTCCATAAATAGTAATTCCTTTTGGAAAAGTAACTGAATCAACTACTTGACCACCAGAACCTTCGTCTGTAGTTTCTGATCCACCTGCTAAATCATGAGCTGGTTGCTCTGTGCTAATATATATATCACCTGTTTTAGTAGATACATCTCCTGTAGTCGCTCCAGACACAAGCGCTCTTTCAGCTACCAAACCGCCAGTTGAATCAAACACAGTATCAGTTAACATTGTTACAGCTACAAATACTTTATTTGTTGGTGGCTTTATAGCGGCACTACTCGCTGTAGTATACGCACTACCTAGTTGTCCAAAGCCGTAAGCAACTTCTGTTGAATTTATTCCCATTATTTTTTTACTTTTTCTAGTGATCTACCGCCAAAATAAGCACCGATCACTGTTATTAATACTAATTGTAATAAGTCTGTCCATTTGTCTTGTACTTTAAAACTTATAGCTCCAGCATCGATAAATATCAATAATACTGTTGCTACAACTAAAAACACTAAAACTAATGGTCTTATATTTTTGCTTAGCCATGAATCTGAGTTCATGTCCATTTTCCATCTTTCTGTTACTTGCTTTTGCATTTCAGCTTCGTAACTCATTATCATATCTTTTATCTTAGCTTGTGCTTCTAGTTTTTCTTCTTTTGTTGTAGTTAGATTATCTAATATACCACCTACGTTTTCTACTAGCTTGCCAGCGCCTGCTGAAAATACTTTACCTAATATACTCATAATTTATTTTTTTAATAACCACCACCACTACTACTAGATGTTGTAGTGCTTGTAGTAGTATTAGTTGTACTAATTACTCCACCATGTGTTGTTCCACCCATATATCCAGTTTGGCCTTGATATTGATGCATGTGATAACCTGATAAACCGTTAGCAGCAGCCCAATTTAAAGCTTCTTGTATAGTTGAAAATAAAGGCATACCATCTATAGTAGTTAATATCATATGTTTGCTGTTTTTTCCCAAGGAAAATCATCACCAGCCTCTTTCCACTTACCATCAACTTTAATCATGTCTTTACCGTTAATAGTTTCTCTTGGATATGTTACACCATCGTAATACACGCCGTCATCATTGTAAGCTAATCTACCTAGTTTCATATCTGTAGCATGCCTCATTTCATGTAGCAATACTTGTCTTTCTTCTTGACTACCAGGTTGTACAGTATTACTAATATATATACTACCGTCCATGTTAGCCTCGCCTAATATACCTTCTGCTAGGTTTTTTCTAATAACAGGTGTTCCTGGTATAGAAGCATCATCAGACTTAAAACTTAGTTTTTTATTTACAACCCCACCGTCAGCTACAGTTTGTCTAGCCCTACCTAGTTTAAACGCCATTATTTTTCACCACACTTTTTACTTGGATTACCAACCTGTCTCCAGTCTTGTTTAACCCAAGTTTTTAAACTACCACCGCTACTAGTGCCAGTTACATTACTTTTACTTGAACGTCTATATTTACCAGCTTTACCCGCAGCTCTTTTAGCTCTAACTACTTTTGCTCTTTCAGAACTACTCATACTAGCTATTTTAGCTTTAGGTAAGCATACTTTTTTAGTACCACCACCTTTTTGCTTTACCTTAGTAGGTGAAGACTTACGACAACTACCTTTAGCTCCTTGAGCTGTACCAGGTACTCGTTCATAACCTTTCCAACAAGGTAGTGGACTGTTTTTAGCAAACTTAGACTTTATGTCGTACATTTACTTTTTCTTCATCTTCATTTTCATAGCTGAAGCTTTCTTCATCATCATAGCTGATTTTTTAAGCATAGCCATAGATTCTTTTTTCATCTTCATAGCAGCTTTTTTCATTTTTGCTGGTGAAGCTAAAATCTTTTTCTTTAATTGTTCTGGTAAATTTTTTTGTTTACCAACTAAAGGTTTTTTAGCAGGTGACTTTTTCTTCATTTTAGTTGCAGATGTTTTTTTCATTTTTGCAAAAGATCTAGCTGATCTGTAATCTTTTTCTGCTTTTCTACTAGCTTTAGTTTCTGGCATAAATTCTTTTGGATTACTTTTTTCAGCTTTTCTTCTTTCTGATCTCATTTTATCTCTTTTAGCCGCTATTGCTTTAGGACTTTCAGATGGACCAATACTTTTGCTAGTTCCTTTTTTCTTTCTGGTAACTCTAGGATCAGGTGCTGTTACCATCTTTGCCATTGATTTTTTCTTCATTTTAGCTGGAGCTTTTTTCATTTTTGCAGGAGCTTTTTTCATTACTTTTTATTTTTAATATGTTTATACATTGAGTTACCTAATTTTTCGCCCATTTTACTATCAGACTTATAGTGAGCGCGGGCAACTCTACGACTATAAGATATATTTTCACCTGTTTTAGCAAAAGCTGATTTTGCCTTAGGATGTTTATCACCTAGCATTTTAGCTATTAATATACCTTGAACAGAGTGTCCAGAAGGATATGATTTAGTCTTCATTGATGCCATTTCATAGTTAGGCATTTTTTTATCTAAATCTTTAGGTCTAGGTCTATTGTGATACTTCTTTAATTCTAAGATTACAGGCGCAGAGTCTTTTATTAACTTAGCAGCAACCTTTTTATCATAATCTTCTACATTATTGTCTTTAGCAGTTTTAGCAAATGCAGACTCTATATTATCAAACTTCTTTACAAAAGACTTATTTAGAGGTATTTTCTTAAGTTCTTTTAATTCTTGCGCAGTATCAAAGCTGCTATCACTAGGTGGCTTTAGTTTTTTGAAAGGACTTGTATTAAAATCTTTTAACACTTTCCTTTACCTTGTTGTTTTGAAGCCCACATATTAGCATATGCACTAGGGTAAACTTTGAATTTTCTTTTAGCAGCGGCTTTGCAGCCAGCGCTTAATTTTCTTAATGCTGGTGATTGTTTAGTTTTCATATTTATTTATTTGTTAACATTTCCACCTACGTCTAGCTGCTTTACCACGTTCTCCAGTCCAACCTTTTGATCTTGCACAAAATGACTTTCTACGCCCAGCTGCTTTACTACCAGGTTTAACTTTACCAGTAACTGCAGTTTTTAATTTACTGCCTGGGTTTTTAGCTCTATATGATGCTACACCTTTGCTTGTCATACCTGCTCCTTCTTCTACTGTTCTAAAATTACGACCTTTACCTTTAGTTGTTTTTCTAGGTTCATTGCTTTTTTGTAATGGACTTCTTCTACGCCCACAACTAGTAACAGGATTAGGATTATTCTTTTGAACATATCCTGTAGATTTTCCAAACATATTGTTTTGCATTGGTGATCCTGGCATTATCTATTTTTGTCTTTAATCATATCATCTATAGCTTTGTTATAAACTTTATCCGTATATGATTTGTTATTATAGAATACGCTACGTTCGGATGTAGGCATGTCTTCCTCGCCTAGTAGTATACGGTATATTCTATTTATTAATTGTTTACATCTATATGATGTTTTGTACACACTATACTTTATAGTAGTACGATTTCTATGTCTCCACACATCTATCCAACCATCTTGCCTAAGCCTGTCCCATCTGGCTTTATCCCAAGAAAATGTATATGCTCCGTCCATGAAATCTTTTCGTGTGAATCTTTTTTCACAATCTAAATAAAATAATAATTCAAGGTCTGCGTCTAAAATCCCGTAAGTCTTACAAGCCCACTTTCTAGTGAGCCTGTAATACTTAAG